TCCCCCCAGTGCCCAAGAAGCGGGCAACCCTGGCCGAGTTGGATGAGGTGTTGCAAAAGAACTTCAAGCCGGAGCCCCCGAGGAAGCCCCAAGAAGGCGAGTTGGACCTTGATGAAATCTTACGGAGCCTCTAGCTCACTGTTGAGAGCTAGGTGGGGGTTCTTCCCCTGGAGGCGGCGGGACAGAGGTGAGCCTAGCGAGCATTCTTTGGGACATCTTCTCAAGTTTGTGAGTCAGCTCATCAAGTACAGCCTCCAGTTCTCCCTTGGTCTCAACGAGAATCACACCACCCACTGTAATCTTACCGTCCCACAGATCCGCAGATCCATCCTCAGACGGGAGCCCAGTCAAACTCAGGCCCCCATAGGGAGAGATGGCACGGATTGCATTGCACAGTCGAACGAGCCTTCTCATGGTGGCCTCCTTCAAGATCGGTGTCTGAAAGAAGCATGACCGCCACCCAAGAAGAGGTCGAGGAGTCCTGGAGTGACATCCAGGAACCCGCAATCCCTAGGCTGACTGATGCAGCTCTAGCGGATTTCGTCCTGGCCTACTGCGATGGGAAGATCCTAACGTCTGCGAACGTGAGGCAGCTCAACCTACTGCCCATGATCTTCATGCCCATTGCCCTGGGGGCACTCTCAGACTTCAGTGAGAGAACCCTAGGGAAGATAGGGGTGATCTGGGAATACTACTCGGCTGCTGGCCCTAGGGGAGTCAACGGGTACCCCACTTTCTTCTCGTGCCGCCTCATGCGGGTCGAGGACTGGGAGAGAGCGGTCAAAGCCATAGACCGAGAGCTAGAACGAAGGGATGGGCTCAAGAAGACCATCCTTGAAGGGATTTGATGCGATGCTTTTCCGTTTGGACAACCCAAGACTCATCCTGAATGCGCAAGAGTTTCCGGAAAACATGGTGGTCTACTGCCTGGCCTATGACGGATGCCCTGGGGACCTTGCAGTTCACTACCTGGATAGTAGTCGCCGGGTGACTGAAGAGATTCAACCAACCCGCCAGCTCGATATTCTTCAGGGTATGAGGGTGAACGAATATGTCCTACCCTTTGATAGGCTTCACGATTCCCTAGGAAGGCGTGGCGCTACCGCTGGGTTCAACATCGTGGCTCGAAGTTCCTTCCGGGTAGCGGCTGCAAGCTACGGTACCCGAACTTTGGACATGACGATGATCTTTCCCATCATTGGTGGAGGCATCATCCGTATCTCGGCCGGGGGTCAAGAGTGGGACATCGCTAACCCAACTTTCAACCCGAATGCCCCCATCCCTGCCATCAACCGCAACTATGGTGCCGGGCGTGGGGACGAGTACACAAGTGGACCCCCTGGAATCGACAACATGCGGGTCCCTGATGAGGTGGTGATCAACGCCTACCGCCGGACCCACCAGGGGTACGCTGGGGTTTCTGGGTCCGAGATCGAGCGTCGCCGCCAAGAGCGCCTGGCAAACTTTGATCTTCAAGAGGCTCAGGAGGACCCACGCCCCTCCACCACCCCTGGCCCGAGGCCCTTTGCCTCCCCAGCGGTCTCAGGTCGAACCAGCGTCTCGAACACGGGCAGGAACCCGAACGCATCTGCTGAGGCTGAGGCCCGACGCCAGCAGAGGCAAGCTCAGATTCAGGCTGCCAGTACAAGGCAAGAGGGAATTTCCCTGGGAGATGCCCCTCCACAAGAGGCGAGGATCATCGTTCCGGCTACAAGAGCCCCCAAGGCGCCACCGAAAACACGCCTGGAACGCACCACCGAAGAGGAAGGTGACGAATGACGCCCTTACGTGGTGTAATTCTGATAGCCATGCAAATCCAAACCACCCTTCGCCACGTCATCGGAGTAGGTCTTCGTAGGATTGCCGACATTCTTCTGTCGGACTTCCCTGAGGGGGTCAAGGAGCCCACGAAAGAGGAAGCGTTCCCTGCTGAGCCCCCTCGGAAGCAGAAGCCTCGGGACAGGTCGAGCTACGACCCGACCCTCCACAAGACCTTCTACCATGCTTCTGTGGGAATCCTTCGGGACATGCTGAACAACCCGACCGAGACTCGGACGGTCAAGCAACTTGAGGGTACCGTGGACTGCTCCCAGTCGAGCATCCGGAGCACCTGCAAGAAGCTGGTGGAGCTGGGGGTCCTTCTTGGAGAGGGGTACCCAGCCGTCTATCGCCTCGCTGACCCGGCCGTGGCCGTGGTCCGTCTAGCAGAGTACGAGAAGCAAGCTGGACCCGTCCCAGTGGCCTCAGGAGAAGTCCGGGAACCTGACCCGAGCCTGGACCAGGGTACGGCGTAGAGCCTCAAGGGGGACCCTCTTCCCGCTTACGTGCCCAAGCCTGTTTGAGTCCCTCTCGAATCTTGGCACGGTGTTCCTCAGACTTTGGCCTCCCCTTAGACGTGCTGCTGATCTTGCTTCGGGACTCCTCTGACATCAGGGTACCCTTTCTTGCAGCACTGATCTTCGACCTTGTTTCAGGGGATGCCTGCATTCCCTCTTGACGCCACCTCTCCCACTTTGCCTTGCTGGCCGCACTGACGATGGCACGGTGTTCCTCAGAGATTTGCTTCCCACGATGAACTCTACTCACTGCATCCCTGGCAGTTGGGTCTTCAAATTGTCGTTTGGCAGCCGCACTGAGTTTGGCCCTAGTCTCTGGTGAGGGAGAGTGCCCCAACATACCCTCCCCACCCCTAGTGCCATTCGTGAGAGGACACCCTATTTGTAGAAAGTACGAGATCCAGTAGCACTCAGCCTCATGTTGGAGACCATCGGGTACCTCTTGAATCAGCCTGATTTGAGGCTTCAGTCCAACCCGAGCTAGGCTCTTGATCCACCAAGTTCGATGGCACTTACATCGATCCCTCAGGTGGCTTGCTAGCCGGGTAGAAAGGGCCTTGGCAGTCCAACCTACATACCGGATCTCTCCCGAAGTCGGGTCCACCAGAACATAGAGGTAGCACATGTAACTCTATCTTACTACCCCTGGCTGTACGGTCAAGGTGGAAATCTAGTGATAGCCTGAATAAGGTTTCGGAACAGAGCTTGTTTCCCTGGGAGGGAGAAGGGCAAGTGTACTGAGATTCTCTCGTCTCCCTGATCTCCACCCCAAAGAACCATTTCATAGACAGACCACTCCATTGGACCTAGTGGGAAGGGTTCAATCGGGTCAGTGCTATACGAGAGAGTAATGTGCGGAGAGAACTCGGGAAATTTCTTCGAGTAGTCCACCCCAGCCTTGTCGAGCCCCGCACAGAGGTCACCCCAGAGCTTGTGTAGCTCTGGACTCTCAACTCTCGTGATGATGGGAACACCGTCCTCCCCCTTGGGGAAGCAGCTCACCTCACTCACGGACAAGGAGAAGGGCACAGTCTTCGAGGCTACCTCATAAGCCGCCACAATCGCTTCGGTGATCGTGTCAATCGGCACCTTGCTGCCGAAGTGGATGAGGGTAATGTGGAACTCAGCAGACTGTATCTTTTCCCCAGGGACCTCAATGGATGTGAATGCCCTTGTTACTTCATGTGGGACTTTTATACCTAGGATCGCCATCACTTACCCATGTATTGAGTGAGACACTTTGCCCGATGCTCAGGGGTCTTAGCTTTTCCGAGCAAAGACTGTCTGATTTTCTCTCGATGTTCATCGGAGAGTGAGCGACCACTTGCGGACAGGCTCATGGCCTTCTTAGTTTCCTCAGATGCCTTTTTCCCTGTCCTAGCAGCCCTGATTTTTTCTCGGGTCTCCTCAGAGGCACTTGACCCATCAGTACGCCAGCGCTCCCACCTCTTCTTAGCTGATTGTGAGATTGCCTCTCGATGGGACTCTGAAATCACTTTACCCTTGTGAAGTTGGCTATTCTGCTCCCTAACGGAGTCACTGACAACGTGTCCAGGGGTCCCCTCTCCGCCAGAGGTGGCATTGACCAAAGGACATCCGAGCGACTTGAACTTGGCGATCCAATATACCTCGGCTTCTTTCCACACTGTAAGGGGAACTTCCTGCACCAGACGGATATCAGGCACGTAACCCCTACGAACCAAGGATCGAACCCAAGTTGACTTGTGGTTGTTGCTCTTTTTAGCCTCAGTTAGGTGATGCCGAAGCCGCCTGTGTAGTGGCTTGGTTGTCCAACCCACGTACCTGATCTCAGACGTGAGGGGGTCAACCAGAACGTATATTCTGGCTATTGAGTCCAACGTAGCCATCCTACCTTGGTTTGACCCACAAGAAGGTTCTCACATCTTCATCGGTTCCTTCTTTGGAGTCGGAAGCATGAGGACCGAGGGTGGAATCGACTGGAGTTCATTCCGGTCCACACCACTCTTCTGGTAGACCAGCTCGGATAGGATCATCACGTAGCACCCCATCGAGATGACGTGCTCGAACAGGGCATGGGGGTTGGCTTGATCCAGCTTGTCCAGGTCAAGCTGAAGGACCTTGTCCCGAAGCTGGCGAACAATCTCCTTCATGGGCACCCCCTCCCAACTCTCAAGTAGGTCTAGCCCCCTTGCCTCAAGGTAGGATTCCAGGCACACAGAAAAGGAGGCAATCTCGGGACTGACAGGAATGCTGAGTTTTTTCGTCTTGGTATACATCTTGGCTCTCCGAAGAGAGGGGTTTCGACTCTAAGCTACTTCGGGATCCCCAGTTGGGCTGAGTCATTTCGTTGTCGGCTCTCTTAGATCAAGTTACACCAGGAAGAAGGCTCGGCAAATCAATAACTTTGGTAGTAGATCCTAGTACAGTGGCTTCAGGTATTCGTCGGTTCAGTCCCTTTGTGAATCCACCGATGCGCCCTTCTAGGTATGCGGAACTATGGCTGGCGACCTGACGTACCTGACCACCGGGACTTCACATACACGATCAAGCGTAGGCTGAAGGCTCTTCCCCCTACAGCGGACTTGCGCAAGAAGTGTCCTCCCGTGTACGACCAGGGGGATCTTGGCTCTTGTACGGCGAACGCCATCGGAGCTAGCTACGAATTTGACCTCCTTCGGCAAGGGGTTGAAGACTTCACCCCCAGCAGGCTCGGGCTGTACTACGATGAGCGGGTCAAGGAGGGGACCGTTCAGTCCGACTCTGGCGCCCAGATCCGAACCGGGATCAAGGTCGTTGTCGCCCAGGGCGTCTACCCTGAGACCTTGTGGCCCTACAAGATCGACAAGTTCAAGACCAAGCCTCCAGCCAACTGCTACACGGAAGCCAAGAAGCACCAGGCCCTCGTCTATGAGCGGGTACCTAGGACCATCGAGGGCATCTGTGGAGTCCTTGCCGAGGGCCTCCCGTTCGTTTTCGGGTTCTCGGTCTACTCCGCCTTCGAGGGTGAGACGGTTGCCAGGACGGGCGTGCTCTACCTCCCCAAGAAGAACGAATCCTTCCTCGGTGGTCATGCGGTCATGGCCGTCGGCTACAGCATGAAGACCAAGAGGGTCATCGTCCGGAACTCCTGGGGTCCGAGCTGGGGCAAGAACGGGCATTTCACCATGCCTATCGACTACTTGCTCAACCCCAACCTGGCGGACGACTTCTGGGTCATTCGTCGGGTCGAGGGATGATGGACATTGTCTCCAATGTCGTTGACCGCTACCTGGCGCTCCGGGTAGCGGCTCGATTCCTTGCGTCCAACAAGACGGTCAAGGTCAAGAACCGAGACACGGGCGAGGTCGTCTGGAAGACCCCAGAGGCCCTCCAAGGCAACCCCCAGAAGTACCAGAAGCTCCCCCAGCCCTACCAGCGAAACCCCAAGGGAAGGCCCCACAGGCCCGAGCATCCGGGCAAGGAGACCCTTCCTGCCCCCGAGCCCCCGCCCAAGCCGAAGAAGCCCCCGAAGCCGAAGAAGCTGCCTAAGCTACCAGTTCCGGTACCCCCGATTCCCGTGGTCGATCCGCCAAAGCCGCCCCAGAAGCGCCCCATCCCCGGTCAGAAGTGGAAGCACAAGGATTCGGGGTAACAGTTTCAGTGGTACACGAACTGAAAACCTGGCCGCAAGCCTTCCAAGCCATCTGGGATGGGCTGAAGTGCTACGAGATCCGCAAGGCTGACAGAGATTTCTCTGTAGGGGACAACCTGGTCCTCTACGAGTGGGACCAGGATTCTCGGTGTTATAGAGATCGTATGATCGTTGCAACCGTGACCTACATGACGAATCCAGGTCAGTGGGGGCTGCCCTCCGACCTCTGCGTCATGTCGATCCAGGTGAAGGCAAGGAAAACATGCGATCCTGGTTATGTCTCATCTTCGTCTCCGCCCTTGTTCTAGGCTACCCCCCAAGCCCGGCCTACTGCCGGGGGGACCGTCAGGGGTGCTACCGATCCTGTTCCGGGTGTAGGACCAGGTGTCATGGGGACAAGGTGTGCATGAAGACCTGCTACGAGTTGAAGCGGGCCTGCTGCCAGTCAAATGGCTACGGGCCTGGGCCTCGTAACGATTGCACCTGCTCTTAGTTGAAAGGGGCCAGCCATGAAACGTTGTACGGGTAGGACCCCAGCGGTCCCAAGGAGCAGTAGCATGAACACGGAAACCGCCGTTATCAGACGCATTTCTCAAGTCTGGAAGGTCGCCCCCTACCGAATCGACGTGAGAATCCACCCCCAGCACGGACTTCTGGTCAGTCTTGACGGGAAAGCCCCCACCAAGGACCTCGTTGAGGCCCTGGAACACGACATCGAGACCATGACCAACGAAGCAAAAGCTCGGATGAACTGACCATGGGCTATGTTCAATCAGGAACCTACGCCCCAGGCGAGGTACCCAGGTTTGCATTCTGTGAAGCCACTACCGCCGGAGGGAACTCCAGGTGGCACATCCGGAGGGTGACTTCCAAGCTCCATCTCTCAGGGGGCGTGGATACTCCAAGCCTTTGCGGGCATGTTGATCCCCATAAGTTTGGTGGGTGGGACGTGAATGTCAAGATCACCGAGCACCACCTCTCCCACTGTTGCCCGAAGTGCCTTGAGGTGTATCGAAAGGAAGGGACCCTATGATCGCAGTCTACGCTGGCAGCTTCGATCCTATCACCCACGGGCACCAAGACCTCATCGAGAGGGCCGCCAGGGTCTTCGACAAGGTCATCGTGGGGATCGGGACTAACTCGGCCAAGAAGGGCCTGTTCCTTCCTGGGGAGCGAGAGTCCCTCATGAAGGAGGTCTTCAAGAGCCTCCAGGCCCCTCTTCAGGACAAGGTCGAGGTCCGAATCTTCACCGGACTCCTGGTCAACTTCTGCCGGGAAGTGAAGGCTCAGATCATCGTTAGGGGTCTCCGAGCTGTCACCGACTTCGAGATGGAGCTGGGGATCGCTCATGCCAACGCTCAGCTTGCTCCCGACCTGGACACCTTCTTCCTGGTCACAACTCCTCAGAACTCCTTCGTCTCCTCCTCGGTCGTGAAGGAGATCGCCAAGTACGGTGGGGATGTAAGCTACTACGTCCACCCAGCAGTCCGAGAGGCATTACGCCATAAGTTCGGATTTTCCAGTTGAGTTAGGGGCAACCCAAACGTTGTACTACCATGACCGAACGATCCTCGAACTGGCTGCATGAAGGCTACATGGACGGGCTCAAGGGCCTCGACCCGGACCCCAAGCTCTCCGAGTGGCCTGGCTCGGAGTACAACGAGGGATGGCTCATCGGGGACGAGGACCGGAAATCCGGAGTTCCGGTACCTACGTTTCAGGGACCCTATCGGGATGAAGAACTGCCAATTCAGCCAGGGATGGAAGTGACCATCTCGAAGGGTGTCATCGTCAAGACCATTGGGCGGGACCCCAAACCAGCCGGGAAAACCTACAAGGTGAAGGTGAACCACCTCCTTTGTGGGTGCCCAGCGTACTGGGAGGGGAAGTGGTACAACCGCCGGTTCGTCCGCCCAACTGGCCCACTTGTTCGTTGGGCTGGCCCAGGGGGCTACTGGTCCGAGACGGACATCAACAACATTCCCGAGGCAAATGCCGTACTACGCTAGAGTTTTGATCCCCCCAGGAGAAACTGTTCACCTTGCAGAAGTAGAGTCCAAGACCCGATTCACAAACGACGGCCTCTCAGCCATCTGTGGTCGAGGTGGGGCTTGTAGATCCATGGAAGCCACGAATCGAGTGGTTGACTGTGTCTTCTGCCTACGAAAAGAAAAGGAAATTCCCAAGGAACGAGTCACCAAGGAGGAGCGCTGGTGGAACCCCCCAGCCCCCCTCGCTCCCCCAAGGGTGGCCCGCCCCAAGACTACTGTAACTAAAGGTAGGACCTCCACCCACAAGCCAAAGAGACGTGGGAGGAGAGTCACCAAAAGTGCCCAGAAGGAGGAGAGTCACCAAAAGTGCCCAGAAGTAGTCTGAACCAAGGTTCATATCTTCGCTTGGGTTGGGCGTAGCCTTCTTCGGCCACCTTCGGAGCAATCTGGAGGTTGCCTCAACTTTTTCGGTGTAGTTGGTTGAAGACCGAGCCCCCTCAAACGTTGTGAGACCATGGCACGCTCAAACTTCTACCCCGACAACTGCATCACCTGCGGCACCAAAGTCCCCGCCAACGCTGGCGTGGCAGAGCCCAACCCCAGTGGCTACGGCAAGTGGGTGGTCAAGTGCAAGGCTTGCGCTGGCATCGTTGCCGACGCCAAGCCCCAGGTGAGCGCCACCCTTGAGGGTTCCTCCGTGGTCTTCAAGCCCACGGGCTTCCTCGGGGGCGACCTCTTCGCCACCTACCGGAGGGCGACCGAGGGTTCCAGGTTCGAGCCCTCTCGCAAGGTTCAGGTTGCCAGCCTCGACAAGGCTGTGGGCATCGTTCAGAGGCTCCTTCAGAGCAGATTCGCTGTCAACATGGCCCCCGAGCTGGCCGCCTCCATCCAGGCCCAGACCGCCTCCCTCAAGGCAGGCATCGTCGAAGCCTCCGACCGGGCCGACAAGGTGGATGCCCTTCTTCAGGCCCGTGGCCTGGCGCTCTTCCCCTTCCAGAAAGTGGGCGTGAAGTGGCTCGCCAGCCGCACGGGAGCCCTCCTGGCCGACGATATGGGCCTTGGGAAGACCATCCAGACCCTCATCTCCATCCCCGAGGGAGCCCCCGTCGTGGTGGTGGCCCCGGCCGTCGCCAAGGGTGTCTGGGAGCGTGAGACCTCCAAGTGGCGCCCCGACCTCAAGGTCACCGTCCTCTCGGGCCGTGGTTCCTTCCGTTGGCCCTCGGCTTCCGAGATGGTCATCATCAACTACGACATCCTCTCTGATGTTGTCTCCGAGTGCCCCCAGGGCACCATCCTCATCGCTGATGAGGCCCACAACCTCAAGGGATCCAAGACCGCCCGCACCAAGAAGTTCCGTGCCCTCTCCGAGCAGGTCTCCAAGACCGGAAAGGTCTGGCTCCTCACGGCTACCCCCCTCCTCAACCGCCCCCCGGAGATGTGGAACGTGTTCCAGGCCGCCAACATCGCCCGTGAGGCGTTCGGCTCCTGGAACAACTTCCTCCGCCTCTTCAACGCCCAGCCGGGTGACTGGGGTGGCTTCGAGTGGGGCCAGCCCGATCCCGAGGTTGCCGAGCGGATCCGTCGGGTCTCCCTCCGCCGTACCAAGGTGGAAGTCCTCCCCGACCTGCCCCAGAAGATGTGGCAGAACGTCCTGGTGGAGCTGGATGGCCCCACCAAGAAGCTCTGTGCCAAGTTCGAGGAGGTTCTGGCCTCTTACACTCGGTTCTCCCGGATCCTGGACGAGGATTCCCCTGAGGAGACCATCGCCAAGCTCAAGGCTGAAGACTCCGCCAAGTACGGCCCCATGGCGGATGAGATCGAGAAGGCTCTTGCCTCCTTCAGCCAGATGAACCGTGGGGACTTCGAGAAGCTGTCGGCTACCCGAGCGGCTATCGCCAAGGCCAAGATCCCGGCCCTCATGGAGCTGGTGGAGTCCTTCGAGGAGCAGGAAGAGCCCGTCGTGGTCTTCTCGGCTCACCGGGCTCCGGTG